CTTCTTACGGGCCAGTGATTTTGCTCGTGACCAAAGGGAAGGGTTGGTAGGAGTAGGACTTCCTTTTTTGATCTTGAGTTTTTTACGGGCCATTACTTTTTACCGCTACGTCTTTTCGCACCAACAATGATGTCGGCCTTGGTGATTTTGTTACGGGGCGGAGCAAGTGCAGCCAACTTCTTTTGCTTGGGAGTCATCTTCTTTTTCATCGCTTCTTACCACCTTTACCCTTTTTGGGGGCTTTTGGCTTGGCGGGGGCTTTAGGCATTTTGGTGTGGTAACCCATTACTTGGCTCCATTCTTAAGAGTGAGGCGAGAACCTGTGTAGCCCATAGCCACCAACGCGGTGTTCAACAGGGCAACGACTTGGACCCAAGGACCGTCCGCAGGGATGGCTCCTGATCCGATGACTGCACCAAGGGCGACTGCACACAAAGACAGCCAGAACTCAGTGGTTTTGTATCCGGGTTTGTTTTCCATAATTACGATCTCCGTGAGAGGTACATTTGCAATGATCGGCGGGTCGGCCTAAATGGAAACGGCGAGGCAGACCGTGGCGGCTTTGGTGGGGGTAAAAGAGGGGTAAAACGTGATTGTCTTGGAGGCAGGACAGGACTCTCTGGCTCAGTCGGAGGAGGGGGGGAAGGAATTGTTGGATAAGGCCTCGTCAATGCATTTCTATGAGAAATCACTTCTTGAGGGCTACACATATCTACTCCTTAGAGAACTTGACTTTGGGAAAGACGGGCTTCAACAGATTTGCGGTACGCAGGATCTGTCTTGTATCGCGGATCTCGCATTGCTTCTGTGACTTGAGCAAGCGATTGGAACGACTCCGACGCACCTTGATATCCAGTTTCACCTTGCAGCAATTCTGGTCGAGGGGCGTTACCGGCGGCTTCCCATTGACTGCGAACACTGTTTACCGCAAACATAACGGCATTCGTGTCACCAGTCATCACAATACGATTGAAGGTTTCAATGGATGTCTCGTCCATGTTTTCAGAGGCCCACTCAATCATGGAGTTGTAAGTGTCTTCTCCACCAACGGAGTTGTAGACAGTCATCATTTCCATCTGGGTCTGAGCCTGCATGCCCTCGACATAACGATCCACCATTTCACGAGGGATGCCTCGCTGTGCAATCGCCTCCCGAGATGAGTCAGACAGGTCGCCCGTTTGCTCAAACTCATCAGTAAATGGTTGCATGTCTTCGGGGGAAAGAGGGGCAATCTGAATCGGCCCTTCCTCATCTTCTACTCCCTCCGGTTCGGCTCGGAGTCTGGAGTATTCGGCTTGGAGCGATTGGTAGGCTGCCGCAAGTGCTTCCGGCGACTCGAACTTCTCAGGGAGCCATCCGGGTCGTTCGTCGGCGTATTGTTCAACTTGGCCTTCTTGCGGGGCTTGCGGCTCACCTAGTTGTTGCTCCATTGCTGCTGCTTCTTCCTCAAGCGAGGGGTTTTCAGCAATACTGTCAGGGATGATGTTTACGGATTGATGGTCACTCATTATTCACTGTTTTCTGGTTGTTGTTGTTCGGCTGCTGAAGCGAGAACTGACGGCCCCGCCTGCTGTGCCATTTGAGCCATCATTGCCTGCTGACGCATCTGGGCCAGTTCTTCTTCGGTACGCACAAGACCCTTACGGTCAATACCGAGGGAGGCGGCACGGCGACTCAAGTATTCAGGAACATTGACATATTCTTGGAGGGCTTGTGGCCCAAGCATTTGTGCGATGCCGCCAAGATACAGGTCAAGACGATTCAGATCAGATCCACGCCCCAAAGCCTCGACTCCGGTGATAATGGCTGGTGAGATCATATCTGTAGGCAACTTGGGTAGTTTCTTTGATTTCGACATCTGCATCATCACACGCCGCAGCATGGGAAGTTGGAAGTCTTGAGAAAGAACGGAGTAGATTCCGCCAAGTTGTTTTTCAATGGATTGCGTTACGAGTCGGACTTCTTCAGCCGTAACCCGATCCGCATTGCGTATAGTTGATTCGGTGAGGAGGAACGCATACGAAAGGCGATCTTCAATTTGTTTGATTGCACTAAAAGCGATGCTGAAATCCGCCGCTTTCGCTGTTTGCAGTACACTGACATCATTTGCCGATCCTTCTCTAATTGCACCGTTTGGTGATTCCGCAAGTGTTCGGGCACGAGTTGTGCCGTTTGGATTGACAAGAAACAGGATTTTTGCCGCTGCCGCCGATCCCTCCACAATGGATCTGGTGAGACCTTCAAGGCTTGACAAATCGCCGTAGTACTGCTCAACAT